GAAGGGGGAACGTTAAGCGAACGGTAGAGTTTCTTTTTAAAATACTCAATATCAGTGATTTCACCCAGGTTTTGTCCTCCGGGGAGAGTTGAGATTTCTGTTCCTCTTCCACCTTCTCTTCTGGGAAGCCAGAAGTCTTCGAGCATTGACATAAATTTTTTGTCATCACGAATCTCACCTGTTTGTGCATTGTATACGAGTTTGTTGCGATATCTATTCATAACATCGCGAAGGTATTGTTCTGCTTTTACTTTAGGCAGATTACCAACATCAATGTAAAAAATTCTACGCTCAGGAGCACGGGATAATCTATAGATAACCAGTGAATCCTCAATCATTCTAAGCTGATTGAGAGATTTGATGGCCTTATGAAGATACGAAAGAGTTGATCCTTTATTACGATCTACAAGTCCAGATGAACAATAAGTGATTGAATCTTTTGAGAACTTGATTCCTGACTGTCCACCACCACCTGCTGTTGCTGGACTTGCCGTAGGATATGAACTCTTTGGATTATACATGAAATATTCTTCAATCTCAGGGAATTCGTATTCCATGGGATTGTCTGAACCCTTATTGATATTCGCTAAGCGAGTTTGATCATTGGGTTTTTTCTTTTGCTGACGTATATAACGCATTTTCATTGCGTCAATATAGCGCAGCTCTTGAATCCCTTCATGAGGATTCTTTAAATCAATTACTTTGTGATAGTATAGACGCCCGTCAATGTACCAATTTCTGTAAATTTCGTGCGCTTTTTTGTCAAAATCTAATAAACTTAAAATAAATTTAAATTCCTCTCTAATTTTTTTCTTAATACCATCACTGGCATTTAAATTAGAAAGTTCAATTTCAACAGGAGAATCGTTTGTATCTGCTACGATTGCTTCATTAACAACATCTTCAATGGCACTATCACATTCTGGATGAAGTGCCATCTCACGATAGCGTTTGATTAAATCAAACTCTGTTTTATAGACTCCTTCAATGTCAACATATTGTCCAAAAAAACCACTTGTTAGATAGTGATCAACCCCGTCCTCATTATTAGGAGGAACGGGGGAAACCACACTGGGTGGAGTTTTTTCGGTGTCCTCAATAGAGAACCCAAATAACTTAGCCATGATTTATTCGTAGTCCTTTTATTGGACTATTTATCTGGTTACGCTATTGCGCTGATCAGAAGGGCCACCGTTGGTGCTGCTGGATCCAGCAACCCAGTACTGAACCTGGAAGGTTACAGTGAATTCTTCTATCGTATCGGTAGAATCATATGATAATGCAATTTCAGAAATTTCAGTTGGGAAGATATCACTAAAGTAATAAGTTCTAAGGGGAGCAATGTCTGTGCGTCCGCCACTTCCATCTCCACCACCTGAGTTTGTGTCAGAATTTTTTCCTTGATTTGCACCTCTGCCGAGTTGATGAACTACAGCATTACCCATATAAGAACCAGGACTGGTTGCACCAGATCCATCAGAAAGTTTGTTAATGCCGTTCATCCACTTTTCAAACTTAGTTCTAAGTCTGAAATTTTCATCATTGATGATGGTAATTGTCCAAACATCAAAGGTTCTATCACCAGCAACTTTTAAAGTTCTTCCTCTAAAAGGAATCTCAATCGGGGTAATATTTGAAGAAGGCAGAGCAGCTGCTTTGCAAAGGAATTGAAATTCTTCCTTTGCATCATTTCCAAAACTGCCCATTTCTTCACCACCGGGCCATCCAGTGATATCAACTTCAAATAAATTAGGGCGGGCACCGCCCCCTCTGAGGGCGGATTTAAAGTTAGTGATTGTTCTTAAGTTTGCCATTAGTAGTTTCCTCCGTGATTATTGTATCTTAAAATCAAACTCTGCCAGTGACTTCTTCAAAAGCAACACCTGTTCGTGTGGCGACGAACGTCAAGGTAACATAATTAATTGATTTTGTTGGTTTTAGGAAGATGTCTGCTCTGAATTCATTGTTGTCAACAACTTCAGGAGTGTTGTTGGAGGAATCACAGATGACGCGGAAGTCAACTAGTCCTCTCTTTGCTTGAACATCACGAAGGAAAGGTTCAACAGCGTTTGTGAATGAAGATCTGGTGATCTCATCATTGAACTCAAACAGTTGATCATTAGCAAGTCCTTCCAGTGCTTTTTCGACTGTAAGGAAAAGACGACGAACGTTGATTCTATCAAACGCGGAAGCAAAATTCAGTCCGGTTCTATCACCGTAAAGAACAGTGCCAGCTCCAGGTAATGTTACGATAGAGTTGACTCTTGCTTCATACAGAGAATCTCTTTGTGCCTTATTTGGATTAAATGCAAGTTTGATTGCATTATTCAATACACCTCTCTGTTGTCCTGCAGGGGAATACCATGGGAATTGATCAATTTCAGTTCTAACCATCAATCCAGCAGTATCACCATTAGTTGGGATATAACGGAATTGATTGTTGAATCTATCATACATGTACTTGTATCCGCTGTCGAAGAAAGCGAATGAAGAAGAATTTAGAGAACTGAAGAATTTAATAATATTATTTGTTTGATCATTGGTGGAGGTAACGTCAACTACGTTATTTCTATCTGGAGAAATAACTGCAACACAATCTTTTCTAAGTTCAGCAATAGAGATTAATTTTTGTGCTTTCGCTTGTGATTCTGTCTCAGTTGTGCAACCAGGGCCCATCAGGAGGAAATTGACTTCAATCTCATCTTTATTTGAGAACAGATCATAACCCAGGGAAATATCGCCAAGAGAGGCAGACATACCCTTGTTATCTGATCCACTGTAGTCCTTACCATTAGTAAGTGAATAAGTCTTGTTACCGATAGCACTAAAGGTTACATCTTGTGCTGCTTGTCCAAACAAACCACCAGCAGTTGTGACTGGAGTAAAGTTAGTTGAGAATCCTGTAGCGACTGGTGTAGTTCCATGGAAACTATCTGCAGCAGCAGAGACATTTCCACCAGCATAAACGTATCTAGAGGCCTGTGCGAGAAAATCTTTATAGAAGGTTCTCTCAGGTGAGGAAATTGCAGATACGGTGTCAGAAGCCTTAGAGATAAAGGTATTTTTCTCAAGAATATTACCTTTTATACCAGTAATTGATCCATTGTCATCTACAATGACAACGTGCATAGCATCATTTTTACCATTTCTATCAAGAACGTATTGACTTGATACTGGTTTTGGTGCTATTTCTTTCCAGAAAATGGTGGAATTAGTAAGTCCTAATGTCTGTCCATCATACCAGTCAGTTACAGTGCCTGCAGCTCCTGATGTTCCGGTATTAATACCAGAATTATTAACGAAATTGATAGTTGTTCCAGTTCTAAAAGATCTACCTGCGTCTGCCTGAACATAAGTTAAAGCAGTCTCAGTATTACCATGAGATACTCTAGAAACAACCTTAACGACAATACTGCTATTTCCGTTTGTCGCATCGGTGGTGACTCCGGTAATAATACCCTTTAGGAATCCATAAAGAGTTTTGGTAGTACCAATACCCGCTTCGTCATTATGAACAGCAGAGGTAACTCCATGTCCAACGATTGCACCCATGTTGGAGAGATCGGTAGTGTTAATACCAATTACCTGATCTCCAAAATCATCGATGGTAGCTACCTTAAGGCTATTAAGATAAGTTCCTGGATTTTTACCTGAATAATAGAAATCTGTTGCAGAACTATAATTTGCATTATAGTCGTCGAAATTTTTGATCTTGAGAGTTGTTGATGCAATGCCTACACCAGCGTTAGCATTGTTAAGGTTTGAACCATCAACTCTGACGACTTTAAGTCTTCCTCCGTAAGTTAAGAAAGAGGATGCTGTCATCCAGTATTCGTAGTGTCTATCTGTAGAGATAGGTTGTCCAAAAGTTTGAATCAGTTCTTCTTCAGTAGTGATGTCAACTGCTTCAGATACAGGGCCCAAACTAAATGGGCCAGCAATCGCACCGTTATTCTGAAGAACGTTATCAGCTCTCCCTACGGTAAGATCAACCTCCCTTACAAGTATCCCAGGAGATAATTGAGGAGTCGCCATGTTTTTCTCCGTTGTCTCAGTTTATCTAAGAATATTTAGAATTTTAACTATTTTCAGCGGGGAAATGTGACGTGAACTACCAATCTGGATAATTCCAATCTAAAAATGGGGTTTGTTTTTTTCTATTATCTACGATTCTTTTTATAGTGCAGTCTTTACATTCATAGGAATATGATGATGCAACAGCTCCTCTATCTTTTCGTGTTCTATAAAATCCTTCTATTAAATTTTTATTTTCTCCACACACCCTACACTTTCTATCATTAAGAAGCAGATGCCCCAGTTTTATCTGCTTATCTAAGTCCATCAATACTTCCACATATAATCCATTCCTCCAGCAGTTTCACCATACTCTGATGCACCAAACCATCGATCACCTTCACTATCTGTAAAACTATCGCTACCTAGTCCATCATCCATAAAACCAAAAGGTGCCATGTCCTGTTCAATCTGATTTTTTTGTTCTTCATAAAGTCTCTTTCTAATATCTTGATCAGTAAGTTCTTTAAAATAATCCTGAGCAACTAACCAAGCATAGATGACAAGACACATTGCTAAATCATCATGACATCCATCCTCTGCCTCAAAAGAATTGTTTTTTGAAATAAAAGTTGTAAGTTCTGATATGATATCTAAATCATTGAAAAGAAGTTTATTCTCCTCAATCATAGTTTTTAGATTTAATGCTCCAACTTTTTTAACTGTCTTTGACATCTTAACGCCAAGTTGCGTTTTCTTACCAGAAAAACCTTGTCCTACAACTTGTCCTGCTCTACCTCTCATAGAACACATTAGAACATTTTGATATTCTAGATCATAATGAAGTAGTGATGCTACTTGATCTCCAACATCATTAACTTCGCATAGAATATACGCACTATTATAATTTTTTGCTACTTCATATATGATGTTGGGAAATAACATCGGTTTAATGTCATTATTTCTATATTTTGCAACTATTTTATGTGGGAATGATGTAATATCTGCACATATAAAAGCTGAATAATCTTCTCCAACACCTCTAGCAACGTCAACTGTTATTATGTAATCATGATCTTTCTGAGGATCTTCATAAACGTCTAATCCAGCGTTTGATTTAAGTGGAGCATCATATATTAAAGATTTTAATTTGCTAGCAGCAATAAGTGTGTCAATAGATCCTAAAAACTCACACTCAAACTCAATTTTGAACTGCTGTTCAGAAGTGTTTGCTATAGTTTGTTCTTTCCATGCCTCATCCCTACCTGGAACTTCGCTCCAGTGAACATCTGTTGGAATATATTCATTCTTACTTTTTTCTGCATCACTCCACATACGGTAGAAGTGGTTCATACCGTGAGGAGTGGATACGATAATTACCTTGGTGTTTTTACCAGAAGTAATAGTAGGATAAACAGAGGCAAAGAATGAGTCAGCAATGTGATTTGGGACAAACGCGAATTCGTCGAGAAAGAGGATGTTAAATGACATACCTCGGACAGCACTTGCAGACGTAGAAGCTGCCAATATTTTACTGCCATTCTCTAACTCCAGTGATCCTTTATTCCATGCAATAATACCCTGCTGCATCCACTTAGGCAAGTTTTCATATGCAGTTTGTAATCTACCTAAAAGTTCCCTAGCTGTTGCTGCTTTGTTAGCCAATATGCCGATATTAACGCTGTCATTAAAAACCGCGTAGTGCAGAAGATAAGAAACCACCGTAGTAGACTTTCCAGTCTGACGCGGCATTTTGCAGATGTTAAATCTATTTTCATGGAAGTTATTAATTAACTTTTCCTGAAATCGATATGGTTTGAACGGAACAAGTCCTTCATCCAAACTAACAATCTTTACATACTTATTAGCAAAATAAACTGGATCCCGTTGGCACTGAACAAATTCAATGATTTGCTCTTCGGTGAACTCAATCGGGGTATTTGCTTTTTTTAGATTAGGATTGCCAAGATATACATTATCAGACATAAGTTATCAACAGTTCCAGGCTCTTAATGATTTATTGATTCTGCTATCGGGATCGTTAGCAGTTTTCTTAGAGGTAAGTTTTTTCTTCATACCTTTCATTCTTGCACAGAATGATGCTCTTCTTTTGTTGCCAACTTTTTTTGAAGGTGCTTTGAGATCAGAACCTGGATTTTCTCTTTCATAGGACTTACGTCCTTTTTCATTAAGTCCACCCTCTTTATTTTTACCTGCCTTTCTTGTCCAAGCAGCAGTCTTTTCAATTAATGCCCCTTCGGTGTCCTCAAGGATTTCTCCTGATGCTGTTGTGTTAGTTGTAGTAACTTCATCAACTGTTCCGACTTCTCCTGTTCTTTCTTCAGTGACTTTGAGAATTGGTTGTCCTGGTTCATAGTCCGAGACTCTGAAAAACGTTAGTTTTGCGCCAGGATAAACTTTGTTAATTTGATCAATAACGTCGGATCTACTGGGAATACCAACTTTAGGGAAGAACATCTTAATCATAAATGTTCTGCCTCTAAAGACAAAATTTACATCAATGATGTTACCAATTTTAGCCGGAAGTCTTACTGCTTCTTCAACCGACTCTTTTCTAGTTTTTTTCTTTTTGACACAGTTTGGATATCTTTTTCCAAACATAGTCTTCATACCCTTTTTTTCATAACCAGGCCAGCACTTCTCATCGAGTGATGTCTCTTCTTTAGCGAGATCACCAAATCTTTCGCGATGCTTCCTTAGTTTCATAGATTGATCACGAAACTCTTTCTTGGATTCGTAACCACTCTTTTTTGATCCGTCTTTGATAGAGGAACCTCTACCAAGAGATTTACGTTCAGATGACTGTGACAGTTTTGTCTTGTCACCATATTGTGTTTTAAACTTTTCAGTAAGTTCGCCCCAGGTAAGTCCTTCAGACTTATTTCCCCAGTTTGCGGCACCTACTTTTCGACATTTGACTAGTGCTCCTGACGCATATGCACTAGGCCAAACACTATAACGAGATTTTACTTTATGGTAACAGGCATCTTTAGTTCCACTACCCTTACCTTTTTTATCCGAACCCTCTGATATACCTGCTTTTCTGAGTCTTTTTGCTTGACTCTTATGCATTTCAACTGCTTTGTCTAATTCTTTTGCGATACCCTTTACATTTTTAGGGTGATCTTTTCCTTCTTTCATTGATTTTTTCCGAGGGCTGTCGGTACTTACATATGTTGGTTTAGCAGCTCCAGTTTTTTGTGGTTGTCCTGGATCTGCTTTTCTTTTTCTTCTCTGTGCAGACTTCCTTTCGGCGTCTGTCATAGATGCTCTTTTTGCAGAAGACACACATTTAGGTGTTGACTTCTGTCCTGGTTGACGAGCACAGGGTTTACCGGATACGACTTGTACCCATCCTGGTTTTCCTCCTTTTGAACGAGAACCCTTAAACCATTGACGAAGATCTCCGCCCTCATAAACTACTTCTTCACCCATACCCCCGCCAGCACCACCATTACCGTTGCCACCGCCGCCGTTGCCACCATTACCATTACCAAGGCCGCTTCCATTTCCGTTGCCATTTCCGTTACCATTCCCATTTCCGTTACCATTTTTATTGGTTTCAGATTCAGTGTCGGTGTCTTTTGCAAGCATACCTCTTCCACCCACATGGTATCCCATGGGAATCTTCTTACATTTTTTATCAGTGAAACAGTAATACTGTCCAGCAGGACACTTTTTCATAAGAAACTAGTAGTCTCGTATTATTTAGCAATCATTGAAGACTGAGCCAACTCTAGAGCCTGCTGCTTCAGACATAAACTGTTTAAAACTTTTTATGCGTTCAATGCAGTGTAAATAACGCTAAAGGTTGTCAAACCAGCAGATGCGGGATATGCTAAAAGTCTTAACTGTCCAGCACTCAAGTCTGCTGAGAAAGTGGCTATACCTGAAGGTGCCTGAAGTGTTCCATACTCAGTAACATGTGCCGAGGTGCCATCATGCATTGCTCTGACGATGGTAGAGTTGAAATTGCTAGATTGAGTCACTTGTACATTAAACTCAACCGACTGATATTTTGGTGCCGAAAGAGATACAAGCGCAGTCTCACTAGTAGTGGCAGTTGTAGTCACACCTGACTGAACAACACCACCAACCATATCTAAGTTAGTTTTTGTTAATGAACCTACGATGTATGGCATTTTACGTTGCTGTCTCTAGGATACTTAAAATACACTTAAGTGTGCTATTTGCACTAGCAGTAACTTTTACTGCATCACTTGTTTCTAAAACCAATTTTCCACTCAAAGGAACAAAAGCATCATTAATAGGAACATTAGCGTCCTTAATAATTTCAGTGTCAGTTCCTGATCTAGCGTGCTTCATCGTAACGGTGGCATCTGAAGAACCAACGTTTGCTACGTGTGCATATAGAAGGATGGCAGTATAACCTGTGGGCGCAGTGTACATTGTCTGCTCATCACTTGTGAGTTCTAACGTAACTGTTTGGAATCTATTGAGTGCTAATTGTGCCATCTTAACTCAGTGCTAAAATAAACGGTGTCATTTCTGTAAATAAACTTCTGGAAAATGCTCTACCACTAATTGTACCAGTATTCTGGTTAATTTGTAAGTCATCACCTATTCTAAAGTTACCAGACTGATCGGTGCTGGTATAAACCACGTTTCCTCCGTTTAATTTTTTAACCTCATTTGCTTGAATAGTAACGCCACCACGTTTTGGAGTTGCCTCTGTAATAGTGTTGCCGGATCCGATATACTCAAAAGTATGTGAACTAGCAATAATTTTGCTTTGCTGGAAGAAATGAACCGATGTTCCTACACCAACTGCGTTGATTAAATTTTCTTCAAGAGTTAATGTAGTAATTCCAGATACTATTGGTGTCGAACTATTTATTGTATAGTAAATGGGTGCCATTACAGCAGTGGCAGTTGCACGATTATTTCCTACATCGGGGGCACTAATAGTGACAGTTGGTGTTGATTGATATTGAGAACCACTACTAATAATGGTAATAGATGCAACACTTTCTCCTTCAAGAGTAGCAAATGCTGTTGCAGTCTCTCCACTTACTCCTGTGGGATCAGCGACTGTTACTGTAGGAGTAGAAGTGTATCCTGTTCCACCAGAACCAACTGTAATAGACTCTACAGACTCAAATAGTTCTCCGAAGAATACAATCTGTCCATCATAAGGACGTGTAGTTGTTGTACCAACGTTGATAGTTACGTTGTCCTGTGCAGCATCAGCAGCAGAAGTACAAGTGCCAATAAACTGCAAGTCACCTTTACCATCAGCAACTAAACCAAGCGTACCAAAACTACAGTTACTATTAGCAACGTCTGCTTGTCCACCAGCGTGACAGGTTATTGCTTTATCACAACATATAGTAAAGACTGACACTAACTGAGCATAACCCTCATTGGTTACTGCAACACCAACACCCCCCTGATTATATTGAGTGAATGCATCAACATTCATTGACTTAGTTTTGACTGCTAAGGCTCCATCAACTCTAATACCAGTACCCGTGGTAGTGTCACTAGTGCAGTTCTGAACATAAGGCCCTTTCCACTTACCACCACCTACGTTTGTAGCGCCACCACTTGGGAATGCTACAGCGGCAGAGGGTGCGAGATGTCCTGAGAACGTCATATTCTGTAACTTACAACCTTTATTAACATGGAATATATCAGAGGTTGCATTGTTGGGTAAAATCTTACAAGTTCTTAAGTCATCACCCACTACTGCACTAAAAGCAGGAAGTTCAATAGGATTATCTTCAACATAGTTGCCAGACATCACTTTAATAACTGAACCCGATGATGCTACAGAAACGGCACTCTTAATAGTGAGTTTAGCATTGTCAATAGACGTTCCGTTATTATCATCATTTCCATCTTTTGCAACATAGAAAACATTAGGTGCTGAGTTAATCCCGGTTGCACCAGCGTTAATGGTAACATTATCACCAATGGTTACGCTAGAGTTTGAAATTGTGACAATACCAGTCGTAATGGTATTATTATCACCGTCAATGGTAACAGATGCACTACCAACGGTTAACAGTCCAACAATTCTTGCATCACCGTTTACTACTAATGCCGTAGTGGCAGTACCAGTATTAACTATAAGTCCACTACGGAATGTACTTATTCCAAGGGAATCAACGTGAGTAACATCATCGTATGTGATGGTTCCAGCAACGTTTACGTTAGTAAAGTTACCAGTAGTCACCGTGATAGCGATACCACTGATAAAGTCAGTGCTTGCTACTCCAGTGCCGCCACCACCACCACCGAGAGCGGTGCTTGCAATACCTACCCACTTATTACCGTTGTAGATAAGAAGTTTATTTGTACCAGTTGATTCATCAAAGGTAACATCATCAAGATCTTTGATGAATCCAGCACCACCTCCACCAATTGATGATAGTTGATATTGAACTCTCTCTACAAATA